CGGAGAGTCTACCCAACCTGAGAGATTCGATTTGGATCTCCTCATGGAGCGAAAGGCCAAGGTTGGCCCCAAGCTGTTTTCTTTGCACTACCACCTAGATACCTCACTGGCTGATGCTGACAGGTATCCCCTTAGGTTGGCTGATTTGATTGTACTTGATTGTGATTATACAGTAGCCCCTGAAAAGATTGTTTGGGCATCTAAACACGTTAATAAAAAATTACCTTCTTTTGGATTGAGTGGAGATGTCCTGTATGAGCCTATGTGGGTTTCACAAAATTACGAAGATTATGTACATAAAGTTATGCACATTGACCCTAGTGGTCGCGGAGCAGATGAAACTTCTGTATGTGTCTCCGGGTATCTTAATGGCTACGTCTTTATTCTTGAGTTGGATGGTCTACAGGGTGGTTACTCTGAGCGAACGCTTGAGAAGATCGTTACGATGGCTATGGAAACAGAAGTAAATGTTATTAGGTTTGAGTCTAACTTTGGTGATGCTATGTTTGGTCAAATCCTGTTGCCCGTGATGCGGCGTATGGGGTGTGACGCGGGCATCGAAGAGTTTAGAGTTACGGGTAATAAAAGTAAAAGAATTATCGGTACGCTTGAACCAGCTATGGCTGCTCACAGAATTGTAGTAGACCCTAAGGTAATTAGACAAGAAGAGACTCAGCGACAGTTGACCCGTATTACAGAAATGAAGGGATCACTGAAGCATGACGATAGAGTTGACGTACTCGCTTCTAGCGTATCGTACTGGGAAGATGCCCTTGGTATTAACGTAGACGATAAGATTGCAGAGGCAGAATACATGAGAAATGAAGAAATCATTCAAAACTGGGAGAATGATGACCGAAGAATTAGAAGTATAGGTTACGATAGATGTATTGGTCGAGTTGAAGTTAACGGCCAACATCTTAAAATGCAAAAACCAAGTTATTTTAATAACAGGCTTCTAAGGAAATTTAATCAATGAGAGTAGTTACCGGAATAGGACCAAGAGTTGGTACTTCGTTTACAATGAATTTTTTACGAAAAAATGGATTACCCATTGCTGGTAAAAAGTTTTTATATTTTACCCCTAAGGATGAAAATCCCGATGGGTTCTGGGAATTAGACCCTCAGATAATGGAAGAGGGTTGTAGAGATCATATGTGGAAAAACATGTATGTAAAGGTGTGGCCTGCCTTGTTGCTAAAAACCCCAGTGTATAACATAAACAGGCTTCTTATATTAGAACGCAAGGATAAAGAAAGACAATTAGAAAGCGTCAATAGAATTTATAAAAAAGAAAAGGAAATAGTTAATTTTACATCCCCTTTTAATCCACCTACAGATATCATTGATTGGTCTAGGTGGTGTCTTACAAGGGCTTTAGAAGAAGCTAATTACCCTATCTTGCATGTCTATACAGAAGACATAAATGATAAATTAGACGAAATACTTTCTTTTATGGAGGATTGATATGCCTTATTTAATGGCTGGAACTATGATTGGTGGCGGTATTTTAGGCGGCATCATGGGAGGAAGCGAAGCTGAAGCTCAGTATGCTAGAGAAGTTGCTATGTATAATGACCGAACAATTAAAGAAGCCTTTAATTCCGGTAAGCAGCTTTTTGGAGTCGCTAATGCTAACGCAATGAAGCGGTTACAGAATGAAATGAATGCAGAACAGATGGCACGAAACTATGCTAGGGGCCGTATTGATCTCCAGAAAAATGTAGAAGATAGGCGACAGGCTATGGCAGAAAACCAACGATTAACGGTTGCTGCTAACAACATTAGGATTACCCAGAAAATGGGAGCCAATAGTGGTACAGCCGAGCGTATTCGAGAACAGATGAAACACAAGGGAGCTAAGAACTGGGAGACTGAGTTCTTTAATACTCTCGATCAAGAAAAAGCTATGGAACAACAGTACAGAAATAATCTTAATCAGATCGACGATTCAATGGCACAAGCAGATGCCTACATGCCGGGTCTTCCCCCTCAGGCTCCTGACATGACTATGGCAATCATTAACGGTGCTATGGGCGGTCTTGTGCAAGGCGCACAACTTGGTGGTGCTTTAGGTAGCGCATTTGGTAATATACCTACTGGAGGTGGGGACGGTGACTTAGGAACATTAGGTAATGCAGCGGCTTCTGATGCTACAGGAGCTAATTATATGGCCGCGTTAGGATTTTAAGGAGATAAACCATGCCAAGACCTACACAAAATGACAAACGACAACAGACAGGTCGCATTCCGGGCCAGCTTGAGCGAGTTCAACGACAGACCCCCGGTGTGTATGAGACTCCTGAAACACTTGATGTATCCCAGCAGGGACAGATAAGATTTGGTGCTAACGCACAGTCTGCCTTTAGAACTGATGAAAGTTTAGCTGGTCAGTTACTTAAACAGTTACGTCCTATTACTGAAATTGTTACTGCAATTGATAAAGATAGAACTAGGCAGGACAGAGAGTTAGCAGAAGATTTGCAGATGACTGCTGATAAAATTATTTCTAACGATAATTTAACTCAAAAAGATAAACTTCGTCTGCTTCAAACTCAGTACTCTCAAGCAAAACCTAAAACAAGAAGGTTTGAAGCAATCTTCAGTAATCAAGCTGCTGGGGCGCAGGCCAAAGTAAATGAATTAAATGACGAAGATTTTTTAATTAGTTGGATTACTAAGACAGAAGAACAAAATCTTAAAAACCCTGTATTTTCTACTAATCCTGATATCCCATCAAAAGCACAGTTTCGTAAAGATGCTGTAGAAGATGCTATTGTACAGTACCCTCACTTAAGAGATAAATTAACGAGATGGGAAAAGGGGACAGAATTAAAAGCTTTGCAAGATCAGTTTAAATTTATTCAGGGGTTTGCTTTAAGTCAAGCAACAAATGAATTAAATATGTTAGCTTTACATGATCCTGATACATTTACGGGTTCTTTAGGAGGAGTACAGGCTACGGTAAACGGAGCCGTCTTCTCAATGGCGAAAGAAAATGGAATTCCTGTAGAGTTAATCCGAGATAACCCAGCTATTATGGAAGAGATTACCAGCTTAGTAAAAGCAAAAACACAAGATGTTCAGAATATGGTTCAAACTCAATCTAATATAGCAACTGCTCAAGCCAACCAAGAAAGTGCCTTTAATTCTTTTTCTACTATTCCAGAAGCTATAGCTAAAAGTAAAGGACTTAATCCACAACAGGTATTTGCTGCTTGGAAACAAGGAAGGCAAATTAATCCCGCTTTAGCTCCGGGTCAGCTTGAATTTAATCTTTACGGTATTAGACAGGGAATTCAAGATATTGCTAATATGCAATTTGATGTCGCTGGTTCTGATATGATGTTAGATGCTATTCTTGCTTACCACCCTTTACAGTATAAAGGAGAAGAGGTAAGAGCTTTAGTAAAACAAATGAAAGAAGACCCCTCAAGTTTAGATATGGAATTTAGACAAGCAAATGCTACTTTAATTCAAAAGGTTTTAGATCAAACTTCTAATCTATATATGAATGATTTTTATGGGAGTTTAACTCCAGAAGAAAACGCGGCCCTTGCTTTAAAGGTAGGAAAAGTACAAGCAATGATGGAGTTTACTCCCTATCCTCCCTCGCCTAACGCTGATAAAACCATTCGTGATGCTCAAGTAGAACGGGCCTTATCTAGTGATGATCCTACAGATTATGAAATTGATACACAGATGAATTTAAAAAATCTTGTAGAAGCTAAAATTGAGATGGGAATGAGCTATGGTATTCCTACTAATGAAGCGGTAGACTTACAGAAAGAATTAGATAAAGCTAGTTTTGGCACAAAATCCCCTACTCCTGAAATGATAGAAGCTAGAAACGCTCTTAATGAAAAGTTTGGAGATAGCTTTTTAACTGCTGTTGAATCTGCTGAAGATGCACAGAAAGCAGGAGAAGTTTTAAAAAATTTAGATACAGGAATTGATATTACTAAATCTGGGGGAGGTCAAATAGGGACTATATTAGATTTAGTAAACCAAAGAATTACAAGATCTATTAATTCTGTTGAAGATTTACCTCAATCCCAAGAAGGATGGCAGGCTTACTTCGGTCAGACGCAAGAAAAAGAATATGAATACGATGCTTTGTCTGATCCTATTGACGTTACAATAAATAATTTAAGAGCTATATCAAATGCACATCCTCAGTTTATACCACTTAGAAATGTTATTGATGATTTTGATAATGCAGAAGAAGGTGTAGATAAATACAATAACTTTATGATAGCTTTTGATGATATAGCCGATGACGAAAGACTTAAAGACTTAGAGGTAGGCGATCCTTTATCAGAATTAAGCCTTAACTTAACTGGCACTAGAAAAAATATGCTTAAAGCTATAGGACAAAACTTAGGTGGAAATGATTATCCATTATATGATTTTAATCCTCAAACTGGTATGATTTCGTTGACTAAAGATAATACTATTGCTGTTCCTTTTCTTTTAAGCGATGCTGTTAGTCAATACGCTAATAACAACGGGAAAGTTAATAACGCTTCTGCTGAAATTTTAGCAGATAGAATGGAACAAGTAGCCGCAGAAGTTATTACTTTAGATCCAGAAGCAAGAGCAGAGTGGTTTAAAAAGAATATAAATACTGTAGTAACTTTACAAAATTTAGCTACTATAACTGATTCACCTTTGTATTCAAATAAAAAACTTAAGAAATCAACGTTCGCTTTTATAGGCGGTGTAGTAGGGTTAAAGAAAACAACTTCTGATAAATTAGCTGAGGCTGACCCAAAAAAAAGCCCCCGATTAGCCGCCATTGCTCGTAGTGTTCAAGCTAATACAGCAATGTTATTACAGGGTGGTCAAGATCTTGCAAGAGCCGCTGGTTATAGAGATGTTCTTGAAAAAAGCGTTAATCTTGTTACTAATTTTACTGAAGTTCCTGTTGAAGATATGCCAGCCAATCAAACAGATATTACAGGAACTTATAATACAAACGAAGTTCCTTATGATGATATATTTTATAATAGTGACAGAGACGATTATTTTCTTTTTGATATTGCAGGCGGAGATATTTGGAATAAAATACCAGTAATAGGTTGGGCGGACCCTGTTAGTCCTTTTCCAACAACTGGTGAAGTACAGGTTAGTCCTCTTTTAATGGGTTGGAGATCTCGTCCTGCTATGAAAGGAGAAGTAGCTCCTATAGATCAAAAGGAAATTAGAGATCTTACTAATGAAGCATACTATGACATAATTGGTACTATTGATCAAGGACGATTATTCCGGCTTGCCTCTGAAAGCGGTAAGCTAGAAGCAGGCGTAAGTGCAGCACTAGCAGCATCAGATGGTATGTCTACTACTGCAATGTCAGATCCTTTAATGGACAATTTATTAGAGGTCGGTAGAAATATGGGATATCAGGTAATTCTTTCTCCAATGGAAGACATTGATGGTGACCGAGAAAAAAATAGAGTTTTAACCGAGGCACTAGGAGAAGAAACAGAAGGAGAAAACGCTACTAATTTTTCTATTCAAGCCTTACCTATTATCCGTTCAACCTATAATGATAATCCTCCAGCAGCTATTGAACCGCTTAGACCTAATGAAAAACAATTAGAAGTTATCCAAAATAAACTTGGATCTACAGCAGAACAACCTAATTGGGCTATGCTTGAACCTCAAGTTATACGACAACAAGCTATGCTTGGTGCTGTTCCTGCTCCCGGTAATTCAGGAGAAACTCTAATGGGACAAGTAGTTACATGGGGTTTACCAGAAGAAGACCAAAGAAGAATTGGAAAAATTCTGGATAAAACTTTATACGAAAGAGGAGAAGGAAGAGGACCGCTTACTAAAGTAAGAACAAAGCCGGGAGACGTTAGGAAAGGATACGCGCAAACCCCGTTTAGTGCTGAAGTAGGAGGCGGTTCTTATTTAGGTTTACATAACTCAGTCGCTACTGTAACTTACTTACATAAAATGTTAATTGAAGATCCCGAGAACTTTGATTCTGTTTTAAGAGATTTAGAAAAAGACTTAGAACTTACAGATATTCAAATATCAGAAGAAACAGGGAATAATATTGTAGCTTTTTCAGAGTATAATGAAAATTCAGGGGAGTATATTTTTTACCATAAAAACGGTAAAGACGGTAAACTTGTTTTAAATGCTACCGCAACAGATAGAGAAGCAGGAATACTTGATCCTAAAGCTCTTCTTAAATTAGTTATAGACGGTGGTATTAGACACTTTGAAGGGCTTTCTCATAATGTTACTGTCGGAGGAACGGGAGAAATAGTGACTGATCCCCGCCAACCAGTTGAGTATACTTTTTACAGAGAAGACAATTATGTTCAAAATGAGCAATATAGATCATTAAGCGATTATGAAAAAATCGTACTAGATAATTAATCTAAGATAAGGAAAACACATGCCTATTAACTTTAGTAGTGAGAACTACTCTAAAAACGCATCTGATTATTACAAGTCTGTTCAGCAAAGTAAATACGATGAAATTTATAAAACAAAACGAATTTCGGATATTACAGAAGAATACGAAAAAAGCGTTCAAAATACTTCTTTTGCTCTTCAGTACGGAACAGCCGCTGAAAACATGTTAGATGAAGAAGAAGTAAATGCTTTATCAAACCAGTATGAAAATATCTTAGAGAATTCGTTTACTGCCTTTAGGTTTGACCCTAAAGAAGTTACAGAGCGTATTGCTAGAGATAATAGATTAACAATGAGTATGGTAGCAGAAGCGAATGAGGCAGGTCTTGAAACTATTCGTTTTCAGGGTAGCGATGATTTTGTAGAAAAAATTAAATACGCAATGGCTAACCCCTTAATGGCTCCTAATATTTTAAATAACCGTTTAGTTGGTTGGTTACCTGATAATTTAGGCGGTACATTTTTTGATTTAAGCGAATCTTGGAGTCAGGCATCTTATGAAAATGCTATAAACGCTCACAAAGCAATGAGTTTGTTTGGTCAGGTTCCTGAGTCCGTAGCTAGATTAGCTAGTTATAATATAGCTGACAGGGAAACAAGAGGCGCAGTTAAAATGATTCTTGAAATGATCAAAGAAAAGGATCCTTCCTTTGAAGATGATATAGATGCTGAGATTGTTTTAAGGCAGGCTCAGGCATTATCTATTGAAGAAAATGTCGATTGGGATAGAGACGGTTGGATGGCATGGGATATGGTTACTAGCGGTATAGACGTAATTACCGGAAAAAGTCAAGTAAACCCAGCAGCGGATTTAATTAGGTATACAGATCCTATTTGGGTTGGAGGCGAAAACAAAGAAGGAATTAGAGATCTTATTTTAAAAGCTATCGAAACTTCTGATACTTTAGATCCTAAAATTCAAGATTGGTTATCTAATAATCCAGATATTATTGATCTATTGAAGACCTCTAGAAACGGAGCAGCTTTTACTTCTGCTATTAACCAAAAGAAACAAGAATATAAAATGGCTGCTATGTTCCAAGCAAACATGGGCGTTAAAACTTACGGCGCACACGCTAAAGTTTTTGCTCATGGTTTCGCATTAGATCCTACTTTAGGTCTAGACATTGCTGCTACCATCGGAACAGGCGGGTTAAAAATAGTGGGAGGTATTGCTACAGGAGGTCTTAAATTAGCCGGAGCAGCATCTACTAGGATCGCAGCTAAGGTAACTTCTAAAACTCCGTTGTTAACTCGATTGAATAGTATGTCAATTAAGGCTCTTGAAAGAGAAACTAGATTTCTAAAAGCGGCTAAATTTTTAGAAAGAGGGACAGATAAAATTACCCTCCTTCAAAAATTCATGCCTACTCAGATCTTGTCCGAATTGTTAGTTCCCTTAGGGAAACGATTGCTTACATCTGGTAAAGACGAAACCACCGATTTAATCAGCTATTTAAAGGGATCTGATTATTTACCAAAATCAGTTACAGGTAGAGCTATGTACAGATCTATAGCTGGTTCAATCGAAGGTCTTGCTTGGGGTAGGATCGAATATGGTTATGCGTCAGCCTTTGAAGACTCCTTAAACGTAGCAATGTACGGTCAAGAACAGGCTGATACAATTGCTTATATGAGGAACCAGTCGGGAATGATGACTCAATCAATGATCATGGGTGGTATCATGGGCGGTGTCTTAGGTCCAGCTATTGGCGGAACTTTTGACGCTGCTGGAGCAACTGTTACCGGAACTGCTAAACTTCTCAATAAGTGGTCTGAAGTTAACCCTGATAACTGGCTTAATAGAACTACCGCATTTGCAGAAAAAAACTTTCAAGATAGGATAGCTAAAACATCTTGGTGGGGTGTAACAAAATCTATTGTTAATGTTGCTACAGAAAACAACATCACAGCAGATTCTCGTCTTAGTGTAAACAAAGCTCTTCCTAAAATTGACTTCGGTTCTTCAGAAGAATCAGTCTCTAATAATATTAATGTATTAGAAACCGAGTTGAGCAAGTTAGCCTCTGACTCAAGTGAAGCTGGGGTTGTAAACTTCCAGAAAGCAGTTGACAGTGTAGTTGACAGTATTCCTGAAGGGGAAACAATTAGTGCTGCTGATTTTACAATGAAAGTGCAAAACGCTTTAGCTGAACAAATTAAAGATAGACGGAAAAGGCTGGGGTGGCGTGTCAACTTACTTAAAGGAACTGTTAAACAAATCTCTGATTTAGATAGCGATACAAAAAGAAATAACTTAACTAATGACGGTAAAGAACCAGAAGTAATACGAGAAACAGAAGGCAACGAGTTTTCAGAAGAAGCTAGTAGATTGGCTGAGGAAAAAGCAGCACGGGAAACCACGTTAGCAGAAAAAGAAGAACAACTTGAAACCTTAACAGAACAGGTAACTGATCAAAAAAACAAAAACAAAGAAAACCCAGAAGAAGCTGATACGGAAGCTGTAACTGAACTAGAAGAAAAAATTCAAGAGCTTGAGCCTGAGATTGAAACAGAAAAACAAGACATCGAAGAATTGGGACTTAGGGTCGCGCAAGCAGCCGCCAATCACTCTGCCACTAATAAAGAAAGTGTTATTAACAATCAAACAGTATTTAACAAGCTTCTTAAAAAGAAGTTGTTAGCGGATATTGGCAAAGAAGGTAAAATGCATCCTATTGCTGCTATGATGGCATTTGGTATGGATGAAACCTTAGTTCGTAAGATGAAAAACGGAGCTACCTTAGAACAAAAAGCTGTTTTAGATAAACTGTTAGCTTTTGATCCCGAACTAGCACCATTAGATGGTAACGAAATTTCTGCTCTTAAGGATGTTATTGAAGAAAACTTCTTACAAGAAATGGGCGTTAGGGATGAAGTGATGCCTCACACTTTATTCGATCAGCTAATCAAAGAAGGAGTCTCAGAAGAAGCTGCGTTTAACGAAGCCTATAACTTCTCATTTGAGGAGCTTGCCGCTGATGACGCTAGGAAAGGATTAGACGTACTTACTGATGACGAGGGTAATTCTTTACTTACCGAAGAACAGCAGTCTGCTCTTGATAAAGCAATCGAAGATGTTAACCAAGTTCGAGATAGAATTAATGAGGGCGATGTCTCTGATTTAAGCTTTAACAAAAATCTTCTTAATAATCTAGCAGAAGCTTTAGGTATTGAGAGACCTAATAAAATTAAAGATAAGAAAGTTCTTGAAGCTAAAATTAAAGAAGCGTGGGCTAAGGCTTCTAAAGAACAACGAGAAGCTTATGATGATATTATTATTGATAGAGATCTCACAGACGATATCTTTAAAAGCAAAGCTACTCAAAACATTGAAGCAACTATTAGAGCGGCTGTAGAAGAACAAGGTGATGATTTAATTAAAAGGATGAAACAAACCTTACGAAATGAAAGTGATGAGTATCAGCTTGTTCAGAAAAAAATCAGCGACTTTTTAAAACCTTTCAGAGAACAGGTGACTATAGGAACTGATGCAGATACGGCAAAATCTAATAAGTCAAGTACTGTCTTGTTGTTACTTGGTTTAGTAGAAGCTAATAAAGTAAACGAAATGCGTACACAGAAGTTTATCAATCTTTTGTCGGAGGGGCGGTTTGAAGCAGCCCTTGAAATGCTCCTTGTTCGTCAAGGCGATGATCCACAGCAAATAAAAAACAATGAGTGGGCTACGGCTATGGAGAAAGGCATTGGAACGATAGGGTCGGTTAGAGATATGATGGGAAGGGCTAGTAATGGTAAAGACCCTAACGCAACCCAGTATCTTCGGAGTGAACTTCCTAGATCGTGGAGAGAAAGAGGCGATGGTCTTAAGGTTAATACTATCGAAGTAGTCGAACAACCTAAGACTGCTAGAGATTATTTAGCAGAGAACGGAACAGATCAACAAAAGAAAACTTTTGCTGCTTTAGAAAAAGAAGAAGCGAAGGTACGGAAAGCTATTGACTCTTACGTAGAAAGTCAACGACAGCAGATTATTAACGATAAGGTTAGAAAGTCTGCTGAACGTGTTATTGCTCAGACTAAACCAGCTATTGGTTTTGTTCGTCCTATTTTAAAAGCATTGCAGTCTGTAAACGGACATATTGTAAGAGCTAAAAGTAGCACAGCTAATGTGTCTGGTGACATTCAAACTGAATTTTCATTTGATATTTCAATTGGAAGAGATGAATTAATTGGTGTTTTAAAAGCTAATGACTTATTAGGAGTTATGCACGAAATTGACAAACAATCAGGGACTCTTAATCAAAAAGTCGAAAAATATGATTCTAAGATAGTAATGAATGCCCTTCAAGATAAACTAGTTAGCGTAGCCCCGTCTTTACGAGATGTGTTTATCCCCGGATTACAAAGAATCTACGACAATATGTATAACAGTAGGATTGAAGGTACTGGTTTGTATAAGGGTGAAGGATCAGTTAGAAACTTACTAGATGAAATGGACAAAACTTTAGATGCTGAAGCTTCTTTCTATACTAAAGAGTTTGAAGCTAACGGTAGTCGATACTACACTGACGAAAATTTATATGATTTAGATGCTGCATCTTGGGATAGGGAATTTACTAAAGCTCTTAATAACTTAGACTTTAAAGATTATTTCGATGACTTAGGAGAATCTGTTACCCCTGAACAAAAAGTCTCTAGGGTTTTATCGGATTTAAATGAAAGTTTAGGAGATAGAAAACTTACTAATGCTAATGAATTAGGATCGACTAGGGGAGCTTTAGGTCCAAAAAGAGCAGCTAGAGCTATAAGAAGTGCTTTGATGGGAGAAAGGGCTACTACTTCCTCAGTATCAGAAACATCTGCTATCGTTACAGGAGGACGTTTAGAAGCAAAGAGAACCTTAGGTGCTGACAGGGCTGTAGGTATTCAGAAGGAAACAGATAGCCAGCTTCTTGATATGTTTGACGAGTATGTGGTTCAGAAACGTCAAGGATATTTCTTAGATGACGATCTTACGGATGAAGACTTGGATGTGTTAGAAGAGTTCTTAACTAATGTTAGAATTAAAGATATTCCTAACAGGGTACGAGCAGAAAACAGTCTTCTGCCTACTATGGTTATTGAGTCCCTAACACAGAAACTTCCTCAAAACATCGAACAATTAATTGAGCAGAATAAAATTAACATGCTTAGAAGCGATCCAGCTTTTATGTCTACTGTTCACGATGCTATTTTCCCTATGCTATCGTCCGAAATTAGCACCAAAGGTAAGCACTTTGCGTGGAACTACAAGATTAAGGGTAAGGACGGAGAAGACATCTATCCGTTTAGAGGCTTAGGATTTGGTTTCCCTATTGCTGATGCACGACCTGATACAATCAATGCGGCATTAGCGGCAGCTACTGAAATTACGTTTAACTACGAAAACTTACTTAGCACTGGATTTAAAACTTGGGAAACGGGATCATGGAGAAGTAAACTAGACCCTGCTACCAGAGAAAAAATTCCAGAAGATATGTCATTCGGAGACTTTTTCTTTGGGGATGGTATTAAACAGTTATCTAACGATGAACAAAAAGCTGTAGCAAAAGAATTGTTCCCTAACATCGGAGAATTTGATGCAGACGCTTCAGGTAACAACGTTGTAGTTGCTATTGTAAACGGAGTTGAAGGAGCAGGAGCTACTAGAGACTTCTTATCAGAGTTAATTAAACGGGTTGATGAAGGTCAGTTAAATGACTTTTTAGAAGAAAACTATAAAACCTCTTATGAGCGCACTAAAGATATCGTACAAAACGATTTAAACAGCGATAGCACAAGAGAAAGAATTAAAGAGGCAGCCAAAAGAGGTCAAGCCAGTCCTGATTTAGATGAAGCTATTCAAGTTTCTGCTCAAATTTTTAATTACGAAGACGCTGACGGTAATCCTTTGCTTGACTTAAAAGCAATCATGAAGAACCCCAGCATGACCCAACCTTACGGTGCTGGTGTCGGATCTATGGCGCAAGCTATTAGAGAAAACTTCTTTGTAAAGTATAAAGATCTACTTATTAAAGATGTAAATGTTCCTATTACAGCAGCAAACTTTGAACGTATGTCTAGGGTTGCCTCTACGTTATTAGCTAACGGTTTCCATGAAAGCTCCGCTAAACACGGATTATCTTGGGTTAATACTAACTTGTTCGGTAAAGACACTAAGATTACTAACGAGACTCTTAGAGATACGTTAAACAGGTTTAGAAGCGTAAGAAAAGATTATCTTGGATCGTCTTCTCTTAGAGGAGCAGGAGATGCAATTAAAGACCCAAGCGGTGTAAGATCACTAGTAGCAGATAACACGGCAAAAGAACAATCACTCGATGCTATTATGGAAGGTGCTGATCCAGAACTGTCTCAAGCTGATTCGTTTACTCATATGATGAGGCAAATGATGGCTCAGGCTGTTGTTCTTACTGATAATGGCTACGCTAAAAACGAAGTTCAAGCTGGGTCTGATATTAGAAAACTTATTATGGGTATGGTAAAAGACGCTGAAGGTAATACAGAACTTCAAAAAGCAATCGCCAACGAAAACTACCCAGAAGCACGAAGACTTTGGTCTGATATCACAAATCAAGACGAAGTTAATAATATTAAATTGTCTGCTCTAAATAGTTACATCCGACAGGCTCATACTTTTGACGGAGAAAAATTTAATAAATTACTTACTAGCTTAAATCTCCAAACTCTTTCTGAAGATATTATGGACAGCTTATCGCCAATGGGCCGAAAAGCATTTGTTCAAAACTTCTTTAGAGAATTAGCAATCGGGCCTGATCACGGACGAATGTACACAAAAACAACTTCTCCCGATTTGTTAGTTGATAAATTAGTACGACCTGACGATACTTCATCTTTCTCAATTGCCAGTATGAAGCCAGATAATCTTCCCCGTGATGCGGAATCTTTTGATGCTGAAATTAGAAAGTTAACGCTTCTTGATTTAGCTAAAAAGATTTCTTCTTTTGTGGAAGACGAAGATATGCCTGTTCTTCCTTCAAAGGGTAAATTCGATCCTTCAAGCAGAGAAGGATTCTTAAGGGAATGGAAAAACAACAGTGACTTGTCACGAAAGATACGAAGAAAAGCAAAACAACAGCTTGTTAAAATTGACGGCCTTGAGTTTGATGGGTTAAACACAGAGAAAAAAGAAGCACTTATGGTGCTTAAGAAAATGTTGTCTAAAATTGTAGATAGCGGTATTGATGCTAGAGATGGTTCTATTGACGATCTTATGGCAGGAATTACCGAACGAGATACCAGACAACAAGTTAACGCTATGCCCAGTGCTTTAGGATTTTTACCTAAAACTTTCTTATCTGATTTTAACGAAGCACCTGCTACTATTCTTCGTAAAGCTCAGTTAGAACGAACCCAAAGCGTTAAAACAATGAGGTCTCTTGAAAGTCAAATTAAAGATAAAAGAGTTACCATACAGCAAGATCCTTTTTCAGTTGAAGAGTTAGCTTATGTTAATACCTTGGGTAATATCGAAGCTATTAAACCTCTTGCATTTAAAGCTATGTTACCTACGTCTGTCTTTGATACAGTGGCATTAAACATTACAGATTCTCCTTCTCTTAGGACAACTCAAGCCGCCGTCAAAACAGAATTAGATACTTTTGTAGATAACGTAAAGTCAATCGGAGGTAATAAAGAATTAGAAGAGGCAGCTAAAAAAGGTAAATACGATATTGTATTATTACATTATTTTGCTACGTTGGCTTCAAAGCAAGCTATGAAAAACAGACAAGACATTAAATTAGCTTCTGATGCTTTTGAAGAACGCAAAAGAACTTTTGTTGCCTCTCTTGGTAAAGTAACTGACGAGGAGATTATCGAAGCTATCAAATCAAACAGTGCTTTGCAGGATGCTGAAAAAGAACTTAGATTGCTTATTGATGCTTCTTTATTAGAAGAAGAAAGTACCTTACGCAGTCTTCTTCAGTGGGGACATGACGCAAAACGAAATATTACTGACTTATATGATCTCCAAGGCGATTCTATTGATACAGTGTATTCAGGTAGAACTATTGAAGAAAGTATTCAAAACACAATTGTAAACAATGACATTACAGCAGGTAACTTATTAGCTTGGCTTGCTAACGACGCTGAGTTCTTAGGACAGGTTTTAGTAGATGATCCCGCATCTAGGTATGTTGATGCTCATGGTGGTAATAGACCCGAACGAGCTTTAAACGCTCTAGGTGTCTTTTCTACAGGTGACTCACCTTCGTTATATTTAGCTGCTTACGCTCAAAACTATGGAAAGCGGTATACCATTTCTTCTATTTTAGGCGTACCCCAAGAAAACATTACTTCAGCGGAAATTCAAGCTTATAGAATTTGGTTAGATGCTAGGTATAAACTAGATTATGAAACAATGGATAGAATTAAAACGGATTTCCCTGACTTAGTAGAAGCTTTAGAAAATCCAGATAATGCTTCTAATCTTTTAAAACTAGAGTTAGAAGGTAAACAAGCCGCAGTAAAGAGTTTTGATAACACAGCTTTGTTAAGTGAAATAACTAGAAATATTCCGTTAACAGAAGCCGTTGCAAACGATCTTTTAGAACAGTATCCTAACATTGAGCAAATTATTTCTAGGGTTAGCCCTGATATGACTCTTGAACGTTTACTGTCCAGTAAATCAGAAACATTGCTGGGTAATAAACATAAAGCTCTTGTTAACCAGTTTGGAGATGTTACTGCTCCTCACAGAATTATAGGTAACGCTAAAATTAAACTAATGGCAGGAGAAAAATTAAACTCTGCTAACTCGATTGGAAGTAAAGATTTAGTTGATGCTATGCGATTAACTTCTTCTCTTGGTTTAGAGTCAATGCCTTTTGATCAAACCTTAGCTGGTAATATTACAAGTTATGATCCGTTTACTAAATTCGGGTCATCAATTAGCAGAACTAGAAGACAAGCTGCTATTCTTACAGAAGCAATGAAGGGTATTGTTAAAGGTAAACCAGAATCAGAAATTGTTGTGGATAAGCGGAATAGTTTTATTTCAGGAGGTAAAACAAAACAAGCAGAATTTATTGCTTACAGTCCCGAACAAATTAGTACCGCTCTTTCAGTCTCTGAAGAAATTATGGCTAAGGGTATATTGCGTGATTTAGATTTAGATGATGTTATGTTAGATAGTATCTTTAACACAGAAGATAATAAAAGCCGAAATAAGAGCGACGTTTATAGGGCAGCTAGGCTTGTTCCCTTCCTTTCAAAAGAATCTTCAGAGTATAACATCTTTAAAAGGCAGCAGGCTATTAAAGAATCGTTAAGAAGCAATAAACTAATTGACGATATTACGTTGTTCAATGATTTTAAAGATAATGTTCTTCCTATTCTTAAGGATATTAAAAAAGCTATTCATAAACGAAAAGAAAGTAAAATTAAAAACGATCCGAATGTTTCTCAAAATATGTTTGATGATTTCTATCTTTCTGATGATTGGTTTAATGCTACAGTAAGAAATACTGACGCATCAGATGATTTAAACACTCCTTCTGTTAATGATACTTCTGTTTATGAAAGCAATTCTGTAGAAACTGTAAAAACAGAAGCAGTTGCTGAAGCAGAGATAACTACATTAAGACAAAGAAACAATAGTTCGGATGCTTTAAGCGGAGTTAACACAATTGATTTTGCTTTCAGCGATCAGTCGTTTGGTTCTTCTAAAGCACACCGTAGATTTTTACAGGGTATTAATCCGTTGGTTAAAAGAGGCGTTTTAACTAATGACGATGCTCTATTACTTAAAGTAGTATTTAACGATAGATCTAATGCAGGGTTGTTAGAAAGTTTATTTGATCAAGAAGATTCAGTAACCTTTGGAGTTAACGAAGAGGCTATTAGTTCTTCTGTGACTGACTTGCAAACTTTTAGAACTAGAATTGAAGTCGCTCATAATCTTGCTACACAGTTTGGTAAAATTAACGAGTTGGGTGCTGCTGGGGTTGTCTTAGAAGAACTTGGACACGCTATTGGTAAACGAATGAGCAATCAAGGAGTTCAAGAGTTTATCATTAGGGCGAAACAGTTATTAAAAAACGAAGAAGGGTTTGACTCTTTTATTGCTCTTGAAAAAGAACTGTTTGGTGATACAACAAGAGTAGATTACGATAGTAGAATTCAACATATTCGTAAGTTTATTGATGAAGACGAAGATGTAAAATCTGTCAGAAGTAATGAAACATTTGGAATTATGTTTGCTATTTCTACTATTTTAGGTAAAGATGTCAAGAGTTTGCTTAACACTGAAGAACATTTATTTAGTGAATTATACGGAATGAGTAATCACTATATGGCACGATTAAACTCGTTTTATAATTTAGCTGAATCTTCTCCCTTAAGTATTGATGATTTTCAACACCCTATTAATATTAAAGATAATTTAACTTCGGTTGTTTACACTATACACGACAAACCGGCAGATCCAAGGCCAGACTTTGATCCAAATCACATGTATAATAGGGCAACACAAACAGGTAATTTAGACGAGCAAAGAGAGGCTTATTTAGACGATAACATTAAAGCTGCTACTGAACCAGACGGGCGATTTAACCCTAATAAATTAGACGATAACCCTCATAACAAAGTTAGGGCTATTTCAAAACATTTAGATAGTCTTGTTAAAGACGCAAGTGCTGGTACGCTTATTGATACTCCAATGTTTGAGTTAATGTCTAATCTTTCTGGCGGTTTAATGTCAAGACAATTTGTTGAAAAAGCTATGCTAAATCTTGCTCAACCATTTGGAGGAAGAAAATTCGCTTTCTTAGCAAACAATAAAAATGGCATGAGTGGTACTTTATTGCTTCTTATGGGTATGGTTGACACCAAGATGCTTGTGTCTACTTCGTCCTTTAACACAGCACTTCCTACTATGCAGGGTCTTCAAGTTCATTTAGATGGTATTTTTGAACCTTTAATGAAACCATTGTTAGAAATTAAAAGACGTAACATTACTGAAGGTATGGACAAAAACAGTTCGTACAGAACTTTTGTTAATCTCTTTTGGAAGATGACAATGAATAGAGATGATGCTGGTAATATTAGGGGATGGGCCGGTGAAACAAGAGCTAAAGAAATTGCTATAGATGAGTTAGCTAAATCTTACCAGAGATCAGGAGAAGAATTACCGTTTGACCCAGAAACGGGCAAATTAACTGATCCAGAGTTAGACAACACAGTAGATGTTTTAGTGTCTACCGTAAAGGCTTGGTCAAACTCTGAGAATGGGATTTGGCAACAGATTTTAACTGCTCAAGTTGATAACGGTAAGTTTGACGCTACTTTTGCTACGGACGCTATTATGAGTGGTGTTGTCCCAGTTAAATTTATTGATGAAGTATTTACAAGAGGAGAAGCAAGCACTCAAGATGTACGAGAAACCTTTAGGTTTGATTTTGCTGATCATCTTTATTCTTCAATGACTGACAGAAATAATATGTTTATACACGAAGATTTATTCCACTTAGTGTTTGCGGATAAATTAGAAGGAGACGTTAATGCTCCTACTCGTATTAACGGTATGTCAAAAGCTACTGGTGTTTACCAGAAGTATTTAGAAGATTCTACAACTCCTTCAGAAGCTTGGGGTAATTTTACATCTGATATTAAATCAGGAAAAATCAGTAAGTACGATTTATTAGACGGAGAAGAACTTAAGTTTTTCTACGAAGCTATAGATAAACAAGACTTTAACTTAACTAAAAACCAAGCTGAAATAATGAATATGCTTGAGAATAGGCTTAATGCTCAAACAGCCAAATCAGGTAAAAGGTCAATTTCAACAAGTAATAAGAACAAACTTACAGAATTTGTAGCGGAAAATTATATAGCAAGGGCAGGTTCTTCTGCATACACCTTTATTAACGATAGATTTTTAAATACTTCTCGACTCCTAGATGACCCCACTATGGAACCCTACCTTAACATGGATCCAATTGAAATTTTTGATTCATTGAAACGAGGTCAAGCGGGTCAAGCATTTGATAGACAGATTATGGGAAATGCATTAGGAATGAAAGGATTTGGAATTGGTGATTTAATTCGTTTACTTCGTACTACCAATGAAGATTCTACTTTTAAACAAGAAGATGTTATTGTAAACGCTAACTTACAGGGCGTTACAAAAAGAACCTTAGGTCAAACAGAAAAAGAAAAATACTCTAAAGCACTTGAGTATCTTGAAGATGCTTACAATTTTGCAATGGGTAATTTATCTTACGATAAGGTAGACGGAAAGGCTATTCCCTTTATTGGAATGCTTACGACTATTGCCGATGCAGGTACAGCTTTAAGTGTCGGCCCTCGTTTAGGTATGGCTGCATTACTTGAAGAAACTCCTATGGCTCTTATTGGGGAGCTTAAATCATCCTTAGATTCTATTAGGCAAGAAGGCCGATCTTCTCTGTTAAGTTTATTTAAACTTGGTAACAAAGATGAACTCCAAGGTTGGATTCAGGGTATGGGCCACATTACAAGAGACTTGCAATTTGAATCTAACCAGATGTTGGCTAAATTAGGCGTTGACCCAAGGCAAATTAAGGGTAATGTAATGGACTCCGGCATCCAACGTCTGTATAAGTGGACTTCAGCAGGTTTGACATCTCAGACTAACATTAACCGCGCCCGTGGCGTTAGGAAGTGGATTAACGATTTAAACACAATGTTTATGAATGAGTCAGAAGCAATTATCACGTTTAAAGATGCTGACGGTAATGATGTTACTGTTAATGGTAAAAACTTAAAAGAAAACGCGACTTTTGATATGGTATATGAGGTGGTTCAAGAAATGGGCGATCTCACTCAGTATACCTCTACGGAAATTAAACAGAACCTTAAACAACTTAAAATCAATGATGAAACATTAGATATTATTATTGACATGATGAAAAATGGTTTATTTACAGAAGAGTTAGCACCTATCTTTAAAAAGCTTTGGTCGGATAACTATGAAGCTATTGTCCAAACAGGAATTCCGTTTGAAGAGATGATGAAGACAATTACGTTTGATTATAACTCTTCAGCTAAAGAAAGAGCAAAAACTTCTCAGGTTATTATGGCTTTGAGAGAGATTGCATTTACTGCTTCTACTAGATATGCAAAGCAGCCCACTCTTTCAGAAAATGCTAGTATCGGCTCCCGAAGACTTGGTGCTTTCTCTCGGTTGGCTGTTCAGTTAACAAACTATGCTTCTTCTGTGTTTGGATCATTAAGAAAAGCAGCAAGTATTTCTCCTGCTCTATTTGCCTCAGCTTTCTTAGGACATGCCATTTCAGGGTACATGTATTATAAATTAGTCCAAATGCAAAACTCTAAATCTTTTGATGAAATTCTTAAAGATTGGGAAAAAGATCCTATGCAGGAAATTAGAGATGCTTTAATGTCTGTGCCATTCTTTGGTATGAACCAAATGGTTATTACGGCTATGCTGCAAGTGTTACGAGGTGAGCGTCCCACAAACACGCAAATCTTTAACTACGCTTCGTTGTCCATGATTAACAGGATTCTTCAGTTACCCGCCAAAACAATGAAAAGCGTTGGTGATATTCAGGAAGGAAATACTGAACGCGGTGTTGCTAACATATCGTCTACGGTCCCCCTTCCCTATATGCCTATTCTCTCTGCTGCAATCAGATCTTGGGATAAAAGCTCGCCTACTCCCCAGCTTATGAGAAACAGACAGAAAACCAATAGGCCACTCCCGGCACCCCCAACTCCAGCTAAAACTAAGTTGCCTGCTCCTGAGGTGCCTAAGAAGAAATCCGCTGCTCCTAGACAAACAACGACTACCCCCGAAAGAAGGGGAATAGACAGTCCTAGTGCAGTTCCTAAGGATCTAAAAGAAGCTCTTAATCAAAGCTTTAAACCAAAGCCGTATTAAAAACCCACAGTATAACAAAAGTGAGTGGGAGTCTATAGATTTCTTTCTATAGACTCCCCTCTATTATACTATATATTATTATAACTAAGTACACCTATAGATTTCTGGGGGGAAAACCTATGGAAGAACACTTTATTACTATTGCTATTAGTATCGCCGGACCCGCTCTTCTGGGTATCTTTGGACTCGTCTGGCGACTCACAAACAAAGTATCTTTACACGAAAAACAGATTGAAGCCCACGACAGACGCATCCGAGACATCTCAGTGCGGCTTCAGAAACTCGACGATAAACAATATTCTATTGTAAAAAATATTAAATAAGTTCACTGCGGCTATGCCGCTCTCAGGAGTCTAACATGTTGAAATACCTCGCCTTAGCCGCTCTTATGGCTACCCCTATGGGGGACGCTACTGACGAATGGTCTATCGAGTATAACACTTACGTAGAGGGACCACGCACCGTATACGAAGGTACGGCTAGGTTATACGCCACGGAGGA